ACCTTGTCAGTAAACATCTTCTTGGCATCACTACCAGTCTTTGAAAGAATACCTATTCTTGAATCCCTTGATATTGTTGCTATGTTAGCACACTCCTCTGATCCCATAAATGAAAAACCAGAACGTCTGTTCTTTAGATAGCACATACCAAAGCATCGTTTGTCAGCCTTGCATGCCTCCCAAAATATATAAAATATTCTGTTTGACTCTCTGAAGTCAGGGTGACCTACATCTATCTTTGTCCACTGAAGGTACATATAATGAGATCCAGTAATGTAGGTAGGTGTTCCGTGGTTAATGAACCAATACCCATCCTCTCTCCTGTCAAACTCACCCTCTATAAAGTCTACGTATTTAGATTTAAAAAGATTATCCTTTCTGTTCCAATCAAATATCGTTCTTATTTTAGATAGCTCTTTAGGATAATCATAGGCAACCCATTTATCTTCCTTTACGTCTATCTTTTTTGGTTTGGAAGGTATGGCTATCTTGAGTCCATTTATGTCATATACATCACCGATAGTCCCATCCTTAGATATAACTACAACATCATACTTCTTGTCATAGCCGTAAACCCATTTTTTCGCCCTGTTTCTTGAGATCAAGGCATTCTTGCTTATGTAATCCTTTGATATTTTATATAGGTTATTTTCCACGAGCCCTACCTTCTGCGAATCCGTTCTTTCCAGCGTCTATAACTTTGACCTCATCCTTAC